GGCTCTTTTACATTTCTATAATACCAAACTGCAGTATACAGTTTGTTAATTATGCTATTCATAATAGCAGTTAAATAACTACCTGAAGGCATGGAATGCGTTGTCAACACTGTGTCTTTCTCAATCACAACTAAAGAATTAGTAAGAGTACCTACTAAAGCATACAACAAATTCACATTTGTTTCATCACTATGCTCTACTAAGTGTTCAGCTAATAACTGTTGTAATTCTGCATTCATACTACCATCCCAGTTTTTGATATCTCCTGCAAACACTTTACCTGTCTGCATTTGTTTATAAATAGAGGGCCAATCTCTTATTGGATTACACCCCACCATTATTTTATTAAATCCTCTATTTTGCATTATATGTTCTACCATCTTCCCAAAATACTTCTTAACCAAAAATTGCTGGGTTATCGTTCCCACTCTGAAACTCCTAGGAACACCTTCTTTCTCAGCATTCCTAATTTCGTCCTTAAGTACTTCTTGCCAAATCAAGTGTTTATAATCGACATCCCCTGCTAAAGCATTCGTATAAATAGAATCTAACTCCTTCTTAAACACTTCCGTAGGGCACTTATTCTCAAAATCAATATAAAATTCTTTCTCTTTTTCCATACAAAATCCATTAGATGACTTCTTATTTAAACCGGCCAGCCAATAGTTTCCAGCTACTACTTCGGTATCGCTTAACACTCCAAATCTTCCCACCATAGAGGCTAAAATTAATTTACAAAATTTCAATTCATTATCTCTTAAACTGACGCATGGAGTAAATGATTTCTTGCTTACTTCTTTCAATGTATTTTTCCCATACTTATTCAAATCTGCTGGATATCTACTTACTGGATATATTCCATATAAGGCTGATTGCACCAAATCTGTAGAATTAGGAGTTCTCGATATTAAACCTGTATTATAAAACTGTAAAACACTGGTATTTTCTTTATCCAAATTAGATATTTCTAGATCTACTTTAACAATTGGTAAACTCTTATCGAAACAATTCTTAATTGTTTGTAAAACTTCACCAGAATATCTACTAGCTACTCCAAAATCTTCCACTGGATTTCCTGCCACATGCATCCC